GAGGCAATTTCAGTTGAAGAAGTAACTGGAGCATTAAAGTTCTCTGATAAGGGAACTAAGGTACAATATATGTTGGCAGCGCCTTCTGTAATCCCAGCAGTACCTGATTTAAAAACACTACCTCCATTTGATGCGGAGATTACATTGAATGATGACTTTATTAATAAGTTCATCAAATCAAAAGGTGCATTGGCTGATGCTGATACATTTACTTTCACTTGTAAGGGTGGAAGTGGTGAAGTTATTTTGGGGTATTCTTCAATTAACTCTAACCGAATCTCTTTAGCAGTGGATTGTAAGTGTAATGAAGATATCGAACCAATCGCTTTCTCAGCAAAGTATTTGAAGGCTATCCTAATGGCTAACAAAGGTTCTAAATCATCTTCGTTGAAAATCTCATCTAAAGGACTATCGCATGTTTCCTTTACTGATGGAGATTACACTTCTAATTATTACCTTGTAGAAATTAAATAATCATTATGAGCTTTTGGGATACTGAACCACAAAAACCTGTTTTTGACTTTGATGTTGAAAAACAAAAGTTAAAAGAAAATATGGACTACCTTATGACAATGAGTGTGCAAGAGCAGACTTTGTATAAGAAGTGGGTGGAGTTGCAAGACCCATCAATAATTCAGGCTAAGTCCCAAATAAATCAACAATAAGGAGCTAACGGTAAGAGAAATCGAATCGTTAGACCCTTATGTTGAAATTGTTGAAGATAATCCAAAAGAATCTACTAAATGGGCACAAATCCGTAGAATGATTCACACAATGGATTTTACAGCAAATCCCGGTCGTAATGTTAAGATTAATGTAAAGGATAGAGTTAGTGGAAAACTATTAGGACAGATTTCATTAGCATCTGATGTTACTGCATTAGGAGTTAGGGATAACTACATTGGTTGGACTAAGGATAATAAATTTGTTGATGGTAAGTTAAATCATACCACAATTGCTTCTACAATTGTATGTACTCAACCATTAGGTTATAACTTCTTAGGTGGTAAGTTAATCGCTATGATGACAACTACGCCGGAGGTTAGGGCTTATTGGAAAAAGAAATATGATAATGTATTGATTGCAGTTGGTACAACATCACTTTACGGAATTCATTCTCAATACAATGGTATTCCACTTTTCAAAACTTTAGGTGAATCAGCTGGTAAGATTAGTATTAAGCCGGATGATAAGTATTATGACCCTTGGCATCAATGGTTAAAAGAAAATCGTGCGGAATGGTATAAAGAAAATATATCAGATGAGAGAGCTCGTAATGGTGCTAATATGGGATATGAAGCTAACGGACCTGTTAGTGGTATTAAGCAAAAAATTCTTAGCCAAATATTCAAAGAGTGTGGTATCAAAGCAAATCAGTATCATCACGGATTTAAAAGAGGTGTGTACTTCGCTATGATGTATGAGAACGGAAACGAATTCCTTCGTAACGAAATTACCGAAGACCAATTAGTTATGAAAGATAAGTTTAAGCAAGGTAATGAATACATTCAGAAGTGGTGGAAGAAACATGCTATTAGTAGATACACAAAACTACATGATGAAGGTAGAATTAAACCTGAACATTTATTCTATATAGATGCTATTGGAATGAGTTGGGAACAAATGAAAGAAAATTATTTAGGAGAAGTTGGTAGATAAAACAAAATAATATGGCAAAGAAAAAACAAAAAGAAGAAGTTGTAGAATTACAACAGGAAAATGCACAACCATTGGGTGAGCTTAAAATAGCTCCATTGGAAACTTACAAAGAATGTGAATGGTGTTTTCAGTTTGATGAAGATGAGGCACAAATATTTGCTTGGACTGATGAAGACCAGCCAAAAGATGAAGAGCCGAAGGTTATCTTTACAATAACAAATACCAAAAATTCATACATCAATTTTACTGATAAAGTAACTGGTAGAATTTTTAAAATATTCTCAAGGGAATTGAGTGATGAAGGTAAAAAAATGCGTAATACACAAAAATTAGCTTTTGAACAATTTAAATCGCAAAACAATGAAGGTGAGAATAAAGAAGCTTAATCCAAATGCAGTAATTCCATCATACGCCAAAGCCGGTGATGCTGGAATGGATTTGACAATAACAAGTATCATATCTGAAACTACAACCGATGTTACTTATGGATTTGGTATTGCTTTAGAAATACCTTTTGGTTTTGTTGGATTGATATTCCCTCGTTCATCTGTTAGAAAATATGATTTAGCATTAACAAATTCTGTTGGTGTAATTGATAGCGGATATAGGGGTGAATTGCAAGCAACATTCAAAAAAACAAGTTGGTTAAAGCAAGATTCATCCACAAAGTATAACGTAGGAGATAAAGGTGCACAAATTATGATTATACCACACCCAACAATTGAGTTTGAAGAAGCTGATGAGCTATCTGATACTGAAAGAGGTGATGGTGGGTTTGGTTCAACTGGAAAATAATGATAACTGAAAAAGAATATAGAGATAAGATTTCCCTTTGGAAAAACGATGTATTAGCTGAAGATGAATTAAATTCAGAATTATGTGATTCTTTAGCTGATAAAATTTTGAAAAAAGAAAATTATATCTTATCTTTGGGACCAGCTAATTATCCACAAACTCCGCCAAATACTATAACAAGCAGACATGAATATTATAATTTGCTTGATTTTGATTGGGATGAGTTAAAAGAAGTTGAAACTAAAATAGTTGAAAACGCTTCTAAGATATTGGGTGGTAGTTCTTTTTATGTTAAAATGTGGGCTAACATTTTTAGAAATGGTGAGTGTATAACAAAACACATTCATCACCCTGAACCTGTTAGAGAAACGGATGAATTTAAAAACAATATATTCAAAACATTTTGTGGACATTTGTTTCTTAGAAATGATACGGATTCGGATACAATATATCACTTTGATAGTGGTACAAAAAATATAAAAAACATAAAAGGTGATTTCCATTTTTTTTGTTGCGTAATTCCACATGAAGTTTTACCATATGTTGGTAATGAAAGAATTGGATTAGCGTTTGATGTATATAGTAATGATTTTTTTGAGGGTATTGGAATACCAACTCCCTTTGGGTTAAAATTAATAAAATAAAAATATGTTTGAATTTAAACAACAAGCCTCGGATAACTCACTATGGGTTGAGAAGTATAGACCTACTAAATTGGAAGATTATGTAGGTAATGAGCACCTTAAAGAAAAGGTTCAACTATACATTGAAAGTGGTGATGTACCACATCTTCTTCTTTATGGAAGAGCGGGTACTGGTAAAACTACTTTAGCAAAAATGATTGTAAACTCAATCGAATGTGATTATCTTATCATCAACGCTTCAGATGAAAATGGTATTGATACTATTAGAGAGAAGATTAAAGGATTTGCATCATCTATGGGTTTCAAACCATTTAAGCTTTTGATTTTGGATGAGGCTGATTATCTAACACCAAATGGTCAAGCAGCACTTCGTAATGTTATGGAAACGTTCTCTAAACATTGCCGATTCATTTTGACTTGTAACTATGTTGAAAAGATTATCGAACCAATTCAATCCCGTTGCCAAACTTTTCAAATTATTCCTCCAACTAAAAAAGATGTTGCTATTCAAATTAGTAAGATTCTAAAAAATGAAGAGATTAAATTTGAACCAAAGGATTTAGTTCCTATTATTGATTCAGCATATCCTGATATTCGTAAAGTAATCAATACTTGTCAACATAATTCTATTAAAGGTGAGTTGAAAGTGGATACTCAAAATCTTTTAGAGAATGATTACAAAATGAAAGTTTTGGAGATTCTTAAATCAAAAGATGATAAGAGAAATAAATATATGAATATCAGACAGGCTATCATTGATAGTAAGGCAACTGATTTCACCGAACTATATACGTTATTATATGATAAGGTAGAGGAATATGCACCTAATAATCCAACTGTAATTTTGTTGATAGCAGATGGATTGTATAAGTGTTCAATGAGTATTGATAAAGAAATTCCAACGGCAGCAACATTAATTAACATTTTAAACGAACTATAATATGGCAAATATATTAGGAGCAGGTGGACAACCAATGGCTCAAAAAGAAGAAGCACCAATTGATTTATCTAAAACCGAACCAATTGCATGTGGTAAGTGTGGTGGTGAAGTTTTTGTACAAGGATTTGCATTTCGCAAAATATCTAAACTACTATCCGGCAAACCAAAAGATGAAGTTTTACCGGTAGAGTTATTCCTATGTGGTGATTGTGGTGAAGTGTTAGAAGAATTATTAGTACCTGGTTTTAAAATGCAATAATAAAATGGCAAAAGGATTATTTGACCATATTAAAGCAATTACGAATGAGCAAGACCCAAACTATTGGGAAAAGCTAGATGAAGCGGATAAAAAAACTTGGAGTAACTATATGATACTTCGATTCCTTTCAATGAATTCGGATTGGATTGTTTTAATATCAGAATTGCAACCGGCTCTTCAAGAACTTCCACCAAAACTTTTATATAAAGCACTCACTAATGGATTAATACCAAAAGGTAGGCATTTCTTAAAATATATGAAAGCAACCAAATCAGAAGAATATGAAGATTGGATTATTGAATTAGTTAAGAAGTACTATGAAGTTTCTCTAAAAGAGGCTGAAGAGTATTACCAAATTTTGTATCTAACAAAGGAAGGTCATAAGCAAATAAAGCATATAGCTGAATCATTTGGTACTGACCCTAAGAAGATAACAAAGTTAAAACTTAAATTTTAATTTGGTAAACTCGTTTATTTTTTGTATCTTTATAGTATAATAAAACATAATGGCTAAAGTATCATTTTCACAATATAGTATGTGGAGTTCATGTCCACAACAATATAAGTTAAATTACATAGATAAGTTAGGTGAAAGTTCATCTAACATACATACAATATTTGGTTCGGCTATGCACGAAACAATCCAACATTACTTATCAGTTATGTATGGTGTTTCTAAAAAGCAAGCAGATGAAATCAACATGGATAAACTCTTGTTGGAAAGAATGAGAGAGAACTATAAGGGCGAAGTTGAAAAAATGACTGAAGGTACTCCTTGTAGCCAAATTGAATTGGAAGAGTTTTATGGTGATGGTAGACGTATTCTACAATGGTTAAATAAGCATATAGCAAAGTTTTATTCTAAATCAGGATTTGAATTAGTTGGTATTGAGATTCCACTTAATGCTAAAATCAAAGAAGGAGTTCATTTTATTGGATTCATAGATATTGTACTTAGAGATTTAGCAGAGAACTCAATTATCATTATTGACCTTAAAACTTCAACGCAAGGTTGGAATCAATATCAAAAGGCAGATAAGTTAAAAAACTCTCAAATACTATTGTATAAAAAATATTATTCTGAGTTATTCAATATACCACTACAAAAGATTAAAGTGGAATACCAAATCCTTCGTAGGAAATTACCTGAAGATTCTGCTTTTCCAATTCCTTACATATCAAAGCACATCCCATCAAATGGTTCACCATCGGTAAACAAAGTATATGATGAGTTTATGGGATTTATTGATACTGTATTCAACGATGATGGTACATTTAAAGATATATCATTTCCTAAAGTACCGGGAAACAACAAAAAGAATTGTAAATGGTGCGAATTCCATTCTCGTGGAATTTGTGATGGAAAAGCTTAAAAAATAAATTTA